GGAATATTTACAACGCATGAGCCATTAGCCGTCGGAGTTGAAAGCACTAAATTTCCAGTAGCAGGATCAGTTTTAATGGAGTTATTAAATGGTCCTCCTTCTTCTAGGTCAATATATGAAGAAAATTTTACTTTTGCAGTATCAAATTCTGATGCACTATTAGTAGTTGAAGTTTGTAATGAAGTAATATTTGTAGTATTTGTGGTAATTTGAGATTGTAATGATGCAACAGCGCTATTTAAAGAAGAGGTTTCAGCAGCATCTAAAGTTTGAGCCAATAGAGCTACTTTTTCTAATGAATTTACATCAACAGATACGCCAGCTAAAATACCATCAACTTTATCAGATACTGTTTTAATTTCAGCATCAACAGCACTCTTTAAGGCAGTATCTGCAGCAGTATAAGCAGTTGTTAATGATGTTTCAGCAGCAGTTAAATTACTTGCTACAGTAGATAAAGCGGTAGAAAGGCTATTATCAACATATTGTTTACTTGATACATCTTGAGAATTAACGGGATCAGCAATAGATTGTAATTTAGAGCCTCCGAAGTTGATAGTATCATTTTGAATAGTTGTATAATGTCCTAAATACACTTGAGAATATGATGGAGTTGGCGGTGGATTATTTGATACAGGTGTAGCTTGAAACGTAATTGTTTTATTTGGTACATTTACTACTGCATAAAAATTAGAAACAAATGCATTAGTTATTTGAGTAATAAAGAAATCTTGTGGATCTAAAGCATACCATGCACTAACATTTGGAGCTAAAGATAATCTATTCCAAGCAGCACTTATTTGAAAAGTATTACTAACTGTTACACTAAACCAATTACTATTAACACCAGTTATGAAATTATTAATATCTAAAAAAGAATATGTTCCAACACCAGCAATAACAAAAGGGTTATTACTGTTTGCATTTGTTTGAATTACTCCATTGACAATTGTTAAAGACATTTGTATATATACTATACTAAAGATAATTTTTAAGACTTTAATTTTATAAAAATAATATAATATAATATTATGAATAATGAAATTTTTATCATTTGAGAACAACGGTCATCCCGTGGTCACAATAAAGTCAACGTCAAAAAAGCTTAATAATAAAGTCATCCATTTAGATGATAAAGCACGGTCCTTGCACGGTTTTAATGAGCTTAAATTAAAAGGAGACGATAGCTTCCAATTAATACCTAATCCTAAAATTGAAAGGAGTATAAATTATGTCTGTGGTTCTAGTGGAAGTGGTAAAACATGGTGGATAAAGCAGTTTTTAATAGAATATAAAAAGACATTTCCGAAAAATGAGATATATGTTTTTTCTCCTTTTCCAGAAGCAGATAAGTCATTTGATGGGGTTAAAGTATCTTATATAAAAATTGATAATGAACTACTTGAAGACAATTTAACACCGCAAGATTTTAAAGATTCTATGGTCGTGATGGATGATATTGAAGCAATTTCAGATAGAACATTAAATAAAGAAGTTCATAGAATAGCTGATGCAATTTTAACAACAGGCAGACATTATCATGTTAGTTGCTGTCTAGTGTTTCATGAAGCGTGTAATGGTCAGAAATCTAAAAAAATCTTAAATGAAAGCCATACTATCACCATCTTTTTGCGCACTCTCGGTAAGCGCGCGATGAAATATTTGCTAGAAAATTATCTCGGTCTTGGAACAGATGAAATAAATAGATTGAAAAAAATTAAAACGAGAGCATTAACTATTGTTAAAGGATATCCAAAGCTAGCAGTTGGTGAAAAGGAAATAATATGCTTAAATTGTGATGATGATTCAGACAGTGATGGCAGTAGTGAAGACAGCGATTCGGATGTTTTAAAATATGAGTCCAAGAAAAAGAAAAAAATTAAAAAGAAATATTAATTTTCTAACATTTTTTATAATATAATTATATATTATAATGATTGTTCAAATTGTAGATTTGATGAATTCAGACAGAGATAAAAAACGCTTTAAAGTGATGCTTAATAATGGTAAATCTTATAATTTTGGATTGAAAGGAGCATCAACTTATTTAGATCACCATAATAAAGATAAAAGACGAGCTTATTGGAGACGACATTTTAATAATCCATTAGAAAAGCATTTAATAGCAACTTTAACACCATCACCAGCATTGATGAGTTCTTTTTTATTGTGGGGCCCTTATACTAATATACATAAAAATATTAAGCATTTAAATGAAGTATTCAAAAAGAAAATATAACTATATAATATATACATGCCATATCAAATACGGAAATTACCTAATGGAAAATATGAAGTAAAATTAAGGGACACGGGTCAAATATTGAGCAAAGGAACTACACTAACTAAAGCTAAAAAACAAGTAAGATATTTAGGAATGATGGAACATATGAAGAAACAAAATTTAGATGAACATGGAGGATCAATTCAATCAGTATTATTTAATAAAGATCACCATACAGAAAAAGAAGCTGATAAATGGCTGCGGCATCATGGTTTTAAGGTTGATAAGTCAACATATAACTTTGATTCACCTAATTTTTACAGATATAGGCAACATGAGCCCGATGAAGACAAGTACAAATATAGAGTTCATGAAATTGATCCCGAAACAAAAATAATGTTCGTTTTAGAGTATGAAAAACCAAAAAAGAAGCTTAAAGGAGGCGCTTTGAAGGCATCAACTTTAAAAGGTTTATTACAAAGCGGTTATAAGCATCCTAATGAGCAAGTTAAAGAATTAGATGGCTATGTAAGAGATGATAGTCTATCAGGTAGAAGACATCAGGTATACCATAACCCCCAAACCGGAGAAGCAGTTATTAGTCATCGTGGAACTGAATCTACAGCTGCAGATTGGTTGAATAATGCAGCTTATGCTACTGGACTATATAAATTCACAAATCGTTATAAGGTAGCAAAAGACGCACAACAAAAAGCCGAGCAGAAATATGGTAGTAATAATCTCACTAGCATCGGGCATAGTCAAGGGGCAATGCTTGCAGGTGATTTGGGTAAGAATTCAAAACAAATTGTAGCAGTTGATAGGCCCGCAAAAATAAGCGAGGTATTATTTGGTAAAACAGGAAAGAATCACCAAGATATTAGAACATCTAAAGATTTAGTTTCATCTATGATACCATTTCAAAAGATGACAAATAAACCGATTACTATTAAAACGAATGCAAATCCTATCGCCGCACATGATTTAGGACATTTAGACAAATTAGGAGATAGAGAAATAGGAAGTGGAATCCATAAAAATAAACGTAAGCGTTCTGCATGGATAGAGCATGTTTTAAATTATAGTAAGCAACATAATGTACCATACAGTGTCGCATTAAAGGATTGTAGTAAAAAATAATTATAAAAAATATTTTATTATCTAATACAATATATATAATAAAATATTATGAGAATTGGTAGTAATTATAATGAACTAAGAAATAAGCAACTACAAGAAATTTGGAATGATTACTATGTCAGCCCTATGAAAAGAGTTTTTAATTTAGAAAGACAAGAATATATTAAAGTATATCCAGATGCAAAAACGCAATTACATAGACCAGATGTACCAGTACAAGTTGTTCATCAATTTCAAGTGGTAGCCGATAAATTTGCAAATCAACTTGTATCATTTACTGCCTTAATAGAAAGAGGTAATATAATTTCAAGTCATCCTAATAGTGCTTTTGATATTTCAATGCAGAAATGGAGTGATTTATTTGATGCTTATACATCTTTTAAGCAATCCATTAACTATTTTATAAAATTTGAAACATATAAGTCTCGTGATATTGTAGTTATAATTGATAGGCTAGTTGTTATTTATCTTTCATTTATTGAAGCATTAAACGATTTTCAGAGAACATATGCACGAAGCGGTCGCGGAGAAGTTGAATTAGATGAGATTATTATGAATAGAGTAGATGAAATGACAAATTTTATGCAAACAATTCAAAATAAGTTTCAAATATTTTTATCCAATGCACCACCACCACCTATACAATTAAATATGGTAAATCAAAATCAAGCAAATTCAGATGATGAAGAAGATGAAGATGATAATAGTTTTTATGATGCAGGTTCTGGAGATGATGATGACGACAACGACGATGACGATGACGGAAATGATGACAGAAATGCAGGGCAAAGAAGAGCAATTCAAAGTTTATCAACTCAAAGCGCAGTATTAAATCAAAATGTTGGATTAACACAACAACCAACAGTTTATGACGCATTAAGAACTGATTATATCAATACTAGAGGTATATCAGCAGAAATATTTAATGAAACATTAAATGCAGTACAACCCTTTTTTCAAAATCCACCAAATCAGCCGGCAGAAATAGGCTTATTAGAACATTTATTAGATTTTGCAGCTAGAATTCATGGCGTTGATAGAGATGAAATTGTAAATACAGCAGATACTAATGGTTTATCACCAGAAACAATTCAAGTAGGTATAAATCATCCAAATGTTACAAATGAAGAGTTAATAAATTATTATCGTAGAAATATTATTTTTCAAAAACTTGAACAAATAATTGAACAAGAAAACCAAAGAAAACAAGCATATGCACAACAACAAGCACAAATACAAGCACAAGCGCAATTACAAGCAGCACAAGCAGCACAGCAAGCAGCACAACAACAACCACCAGCGATATTATCAGCAGCTATGGGAGACGGACGAGCAACAGTAGCAGCACCAGCAGCGGCATCAAATGATCCATCAACGAAATCACCAAAGATAAAGAATAGAGGAGTCATATTACCAATTAGTAGTAAGGAATCAGTAGAAAAAATTAAAGAAGTAGCTAAAAGAAGAGGATTAACAGATGAAGAAATTAATAATGCAGAATCTGAATCAATAGTTAATGGAAATTTGGATAAAAAATTACTAACAGCTAAATTATTTGAAATTCAAAAGGCTAAAATAGCAGAGGAAGAAAAGCTACAAAATGATAATGACGTAGCTAATCCAGCACAATTATTGACTCTTCAACAATCAACTCCTATAGTATCAAAAGCTTTATTTACAAGAAATGATGATGACGACGGATACAATGAAGAAAACTCACAACTTTATACAACAGGTATTTTACCGGAGAGTGTTGAAAAATTAAAAGCTGGAATAGCAACACCACATACTAAATTGACAAAATTTGAAGAATTAATAAAAGGAAAAAATTTAGGAACTGCAGATGAATTATTAGATTTATGGAATTCTAACAATTATGAAGCATTATATAACTTATTAATTGAAAATGAACCAAGTCTTAGAAAAGCAGTTATATCTGAATTAGAAACAATATCTCCACAGCATAAAGATGGATTCAATAAGTTTGTAAGACAGCAAAGAACACCAGCAAAAGCAGCAGCATCATCACCAATAAAACAACAATCAGGACAAAAAAGAAAGCAATTACAACGAACACCAGTTAAACACGAAGAAGAACAAAAAGAACAAAAGATAACAACAAGAGCACAAACAGAAGCAGCAAAGAAAGAACCAAAGTATGCATCAGAATTCAGCGGACCAGGATATTTGAAATTTGATCCAAGTGAAGCACAATCAGCACCGCAAATAGCATTGTATAATTATGCTGCAAATCAATTAAAATTAAATACAAATTGGAAAAATTCAAGAGGAAGTTCAAAGCCCGGAATAGTTCAATATAAAAGAGATTATGTTGATAAAAACGGTTTAGAATCATGGGACCAGCTAGTAAGCGCTATATTGCAGATTCATCCAGGATATTTATCAGGTTCTAAAATTTCAATTTAAATGTAAATCTTTTTTGATATTTTCATGTTTGTTAATCCATACTTTAGTTTCACGTTGTAATATTTCATTCATTTCATCATTTAGCTTACTTAATTTATTCTTAAACTTGCTTTTTGTTTTCAAGTTGGTTATTAAATCAATGTCTTCAAATACATGTTTTAAGAAAATATTTTCCACTATATTATTTAAATATTCTTTCTGACTTTGTAATGTAAATTTAAATTCGTTTAATTCAATATTATATTTATCAAGTAATTCTAAAACAACTTCTATGTTTGATTTGACCTTACTGATAATACCTAAATCAGAGTTAAACAAGTGAAATAATAAACTGAGATTTTTATCCTTATGTTCAATTTGATAAATAACAAAAAGACGTTTTAATGCTTTGTAATATTTCTTTTGTTTAATAAACTTCTTAACATCTTTTTGAAAGTCTTTTATTAATTTGTAATCAACTGATTTATTATGTTCATCTAATGTTTTATTATCTGAATCTAAAAAATACATCATACTTATCTCAACAAAATCACCGTAATTTTCACGATATATAATTTCTAAAAATAATGAATCATCTTCTTTAATGAATGCTTCATTAAATGAAATATTTTCTTTTCTTCCTTTAATAAGCTCGTTTAATGTCCATTGTTCATTCATTGCACGAAAGCCAATAAAATATATATTTGGATTCTTTTTAATGATTTCAAACATTGTTTTAAAAGACTTGGATAAATATTTTATGGTTTCTTCTTTTGTATTATGTTCTAATAAATGCATGTTTAAATCATAGTCTAAACCATATAACATACCCCTTATGCTGTTAGAACCAACAATATTATAATCTTTATTGAAACTTATACAACTAAAAATATTTTTTAAGAAATTAGGATAACTTAATAAGCTTTTTTCGTTAATATTCATATATATAATTAATAGAAAATAAATATATGAATACAAAAAATGATTAATGTGCTTTTGGTTTTCTTTGCCTAGTTCTGCGAGGCGACGGCATCATCATTGCTGGTATTCCATCTGCTAAATCTGATGAGGCTACATTTGAACCACCATATAAAGAACCACCATGCATTGAATAAGGCGCGGGCATATCATAAATATTATGACCTGCTATATGATGCACTTTACTTGATTTTTTAGTTGTATAATCTAATTCTCCTTTATGTGTTTTACTTCTAGTTCCTTTTTTATGATGAATACCCATCCCTATATAAGGAGCTGGCATATCATAAATATCATGACCACCAATATGATGAACTTTATCACCTTTTTTCGTTGTATAATCTAGCTCGCCTTTATGTGTTTTACTTTTAGTTCCTTTTTTGTGATGATGAATACCCATTCCCATATAAGGCGCTGGCATATCATAAATATCATGTCCTGCAATATGATGAACTTTATCCCCTTTTTTCGTTGTATAATCAAGCTCACCTTTGTGTGTTTTACTTCTTGTTCCTTTTACATGTCTTTTTACTCTATGCATACCTTTTCCGAATAAAGCATTACCTAGGGCGCTTCCTGCTTGATTTCCTAAATCACTTCCAATTTGACCTGCAACGGGGGCTAATTCTGGTTGTCCTAAAAAATCAGATGCACCTTCTCCTAGTGATTGACCGATAGCTTGACCAGTATCTTTTAATATTGATTTTCCAATAGGGGCTACAGCATGAGAAATAGAATGGCCTAAATTATTAAAGAATTTTTTAGCAGTGATTTTACCACCCATTAATGGCCCATTTTCTTCAGAATGTAAGCTATCTATATTATTTATATGGTGTCTTTGAATTTGTGATAATCTTTGAGCAATTTTTCTATTGTATTGAGTATCAAACATTTAATATATATTAGTGTTATATATTAATTGTTGAAGAAAATAAAAAAATATTATTAATTAAGTAGGAGCTACAGTTAAATTAACGGCCGCCCAGTTACCATTTCCATAATAAATACTTAAATAGGGAATAGGCGTTTCACCAGATGTATTTATCCATAGGGACATCATACCTAAATATGGAGTAGCAGGGTAATATGTACCAGTGCTTGAAACAGTTGGCACGCAGAAATTACCACCAAAAAACGTAGTAGTACCTGGAGCACCAATAACGACTTGATTATTTACTCCGACCGTATCTATAGAATTTGATGATGATGTTTGTAATGGAGTAGCCTCATAACCAATTAAAGTTAAATTTGAATAAGTTGATGTATCAGTTGAAGAAGGACCTGCAGAAGTTCCGATGCATGTACAATTAGATGATTCAGAAGATAAATTATAACCAGCTTGATATCCACACGCGGTGTTATTTGTTCCAGATAAAATTGCACATAATGTCGAATTTCCAATGGACGTTGTGTATGAAGCAGTTGTAAGTAAATTGCATGCATTATGACCATAAATACAATTACTATTTCCACTAGAACATGATTGAGACGTATTATTGCCAATAATTGTATTATAAGATCCAGTTGTAACATTTTCAGCAGCACCTCCCCCAAGAAAAACATTACTATCGCCTGTACTAAGCTTAAGACCAGCAGAATTTCCGATCAAGGTATTGTTTGAAGCACCATTTAAATTAATACCACAACTATTCCCTAAACATAAATTATTATTGAGTGTATTGTCATATATTTCAACACTTGATGTGCTATTTCCAGAGCTTAATATTAAATCACCATTATTATCAGTAGTTATTGATGATGCTACACCAGAACCGATTTGTAAATTAATTTTCTTAGAAGTTGAAGACATTTACTATATATTTAATGTATGAGAAAATAATATTATATATATTTTATTAAGCAGCATTTAATTGTGTCCATTCAGTGCCGTTATAGAAATTGTAATTTAATTTTAGAAGTTTGTGATGACATAATATTATATTTATTTAATGTGTTTGTGTATTTTGCTTGTGTGATGATGGTGATGCATTGAACCGCCACTAGTTGAAGCTCCTAAACTTCCACCAATTTCTTCATGATGTTTATGATGTCTATGCGCGTGGTGATGACCTTTTTTATGCATAACATGACCTATTGCGCTTTTTAATTTATCATGAATTGAACCGCCGACTAATCGTTGTACGTCATGGGAGGTATAAGGAGGTTGCATAGATGCATCTAATACGTCTTGTTTGCTAAGTAATCCTTCATATACTGACGATGTTCCACGATCACATACAAATACACCACTGTTCATTGTTATTAAAACTAATTCTGGTGTAATACCAGTTGCACCACTTGGAAATCCTATTGTTGTATTAGCGGGTATTTCATTACTTGCGGCTTGCGTGTAAGTTGTCGTCTGATTTGCTACTTGGAGGGAAAACTGGATTTGGAACGAACCTAAGGACCCAGGACTTAAATAGTCAGGTAATTCTATATCAGACCCAAATTCTAAAATAAGAAGTGATCCACACGTTGGAGTTGGAAATATATATCCTTCTGAACTCATGATAGTTTGCCATCCAACAAAATCAGACCATGGTTGAGTTGATCCATTTTTTACCGAACATTTCCACAGGTCATATTGTGAATAATTACTCATTAAACCGGAAGAGTTGGCAAAATTAATATTAATTTGATTGATTACTAAAAATGAATTACTATAAGCTGGTGTCATAGTGCTTAATTGAGGTCTTGTGAAAATTATAAGCTTATCAGGTATCATGTTCAGCTGGATTGTTGAACTAACAAGAGTTTGAAAACTTGGTGTGATTCCTTGAACTGGATAACTGGAAATTGTCGTCGGTGACCAAGTTGCTACTGGACAATTCGGTAATGAAGTTGACCCGCCTGCAGTTGAAATATATCGGGGCATACTGTAATACGGTACCACATTACGTGATTTGAGGAGCATTGATGGTTGGGGACTTAAAAAGGTGAAAATTAGTCTGGTATTTTGAAACGGTGTAGCAGAATTTAATGCAACTGTTAAATTAGGATTTGCGCTGGACCAAAACCTGTTAGGTGATGAAATATTCATCTGCAAATTTAGGTTCTGAATTCCATAAAAACCCATTGGTGCAGCTTTTGCGTCTCCAAATAGAAATGGTGATAATAAAACTGGTTCAGTAAGGGTTGTTGACAAGTATACCTGGTAAGAACCGTCTGCTGGAGCATTTTGCAAATATAAAGTATAATTGTCTGTGGCTGCGTTGTATGTTGTATTAGTTGTTGTATTTACAATTTTAGTGATTGTATAATTGTGTGATCCGCGAGAAGCAAAATCAGTATTTAAAGAATTTGTATTATAAGCGCCTAAAACGTTATTATTTAAAATTACATTTTGTTGATATCCTTCTGTAAAATTTGCGTTAGTAGGGTTAAAGGAACAGTAGTAGTTATCTGGGATACATGGGGTATAACCGTGATTTTTATATAGCTCTTCGGGTTCATTCATTAACATAATAGCAGGTAAAATATCAGCTATATTTGTTGTGACTGTTGTATTGTTTATAGTAGCAGATATGACGGAAAACAAACTGTGAAGGGGAAAACATTGCATTCCATCTGATTGCCCTAAATTTAAAATACAATTACCTTCTGTTACACCTGGAACTGTAATTATAACACTAACTGTTGATGTTAATAATACACGACGATCAATTATGGTCTGTTCACTTGGAATTTGCACGTTGAAAACGATCTGACTGGATGAGACGCTGTTGGCATTGAATATGGCCTGTGTGTTATTAGCAGCGCCTTTAATTACTGCATAATTTACTTGGTCCGTGCATAATAGACGACTATCTTGAACAAGCACGCAATTAAAATTTGATTCCATAATATTATATATATAATAGTATAGAAGAAAAAAATAATGAATTATAATTATTTAGATTCTATATATTGTTTGTGTTTAGCAGACTTTAGATGTTTGGATTTATAGCAATATTGAAAAGTTGCACCACATTCACACTCATATGGATTAGTGTTCAATTTATATTTTCCCTTATTATTTTCACGGTAAGTTTTCATATATTCTCTATACTTTTCTTTATGCTCTTCTTTATACTTCTTATTCATCTCATATATTTCCTTCTTGTGGTTTTCATTATAAGTTTTTATTCTTTGTTTTATCTTTTCTTTGTTATCCTGGTAATATAGTTTGTGTTGTTCAATTATTTTGTGCTTGTTATTTTTATAATAAACTTTATCAGATTCTTTTTTACATCTATTAGGACATACCATGTTTAATCCTGCATTAAAATGCTCATACCAATATCTTTCGCGTGCTGCTGCTTCATTCCTATCATTGCATGGATATTTTTCAATTTCAATCATTACCCAATTATCCCATCCTCCATTATCACGAATCATTTGATACACTTTAAAATTATATGCTTTTTTATTTATATTATTGCAGTTATTTTTATGTTGTTGTTTTCGTTTAGTAAAATTTGTTGTATGTCCAACATAAGCATCACTTATGCTTAAATCATTACACACAATTTTATATATAATTGTATTTTGATAATCTATAATATCTTTTGGCATTTTATAATATTATATAATATTTTATGTTTAAGTTATTTTTTATTTTCATTTTATTTTTATTTTTATTTTATGATTCAAAGGTTTTGGATCTAAAAAGCAACTTGCAAGTAAATGATTCACCACTTAATAGATAAAAGGGTATTGCATTAAATGATCTATCCACCCAATACACTGATATGTTTATATCTTGAAGGGGTGTATTAGATCGCATATCAATTAATCTATATTCACCACTTGGTGTATAGTTAATATAACCTCTATAGTCACCATTACTAGAAGTAAAATCAGTTAATGATGCTACAATTTGAGCATTACTAGAACCTGTTATTATTTGATTTCCATTATATAAATAAGGTAGGCCTTTGTTTGTTTTTACAACTGGTATAGAGTCTGATACAAATAATAAGCTTTGAACGGGATTCCATGCTGGTGTAGTAGAATATTGCTGCGAAACTAAGCAGTAAGTTGTTGTTGTAGAATTAAATGGAAATGTTGGGCATATTGACGTTATACTAGTTCCATTAAAAGAATTAATTAAAATTTGATTATTACCCCCTGGTATTGCTTGTGTAAATGTTGTATTTACTGAACCATCTGAATTATAAGTTAATGGAAATGCAACCATAGGAGCTGATCCATCTTGATATTGATAATTTGGAAATGAATTAAATAAATTGTATAATGGTGCATTGAAAAATATTTGAATTTGACCATAATTACCGGGTGTTATTCCTCCATTTGTAATAATTGTATTTGAACCATTATAAGTTGCTGTTAAATATCCACCTGATGATGAACCTATTTCTGCATTAATTGTTGCTATTGCTGTATCTGCATTCCATGTCATAAAGGGTGCTGTTGTAACAGGTAAAATTATACTATCATTATTACACGTTTCTTGTAATGTGGTAAAAGCTTGATTGAAAGCATTATTAACTAAATCTATCCAATATGAGTATGAGTAACAATTATAATATCCTGTGCTATTATCTTGAAATGTTGTGCTGTTATTTGGTGCATTTGATAATTGACTTTCTGCAATCCATTGTACATATGTTTGATCACCTACATAAACCTTACCGTTCACTGCATATGCTAAAGTTATGCTATAAATTGTTGGTTGCCCTACATTGTACTGGGGATTAGTAGTTGTAGATGATGAGGTTAAATCAATTAATGGTATAAAGACTGGTAATGATGATGTATTCATACTGAATCTTATCACAGAAAAATACCATTCTGAACAGTTTTGTAATATATTTTCTGATAAGTTAGACTTATATATTAATGGTTGAGGGGCGGCTCCATCTGTAGAAAAGTTAGAAACGATGATGTCATAATAAATATGTGTATCAGTGATATCTAAATGAGAACGTTCTACTAAATTCGGGAAGCTTTGGTTTGATGTGATCGGTCCGTTCGGCATGGTTATATTATATATAGTAAAAGAAAAATAAATAATATATGATATTATTATATATTATATATGTTTAAATTTTGGGAAGATGGAAATAATTTTAAAAAGATACTTAGTTATTCGTTTTCTGATCATGATATTAAATTATATTTGGGTGATGATGCAAAAATTATAGAATATTCTGAATTAAAAGCTTATAATAATATTGATGAACTATTACCAAATGATAAATCATATGTTGTAATATTAATAGAATCGAAGAAACGCTCTGGACATTGGGTAAGCCTAGCAAGACACGGAACAAAGCTGTATTATTTCGATAGCTATGGTAAAGGGATTGACGAAGAACTGAAGTTAATTAACCCTTTCTGGAGAAAAAAGCTACAAGAAAATGAGAAAATGTTATTAAAATTGGTTAATGACTCACCATATGATTGTGAATATAATTCTGTTAAGCTACAGACGAGTAAATCATGGGATAACAGTTGTGGGAGATTTACCTGCTTTTGGCTGTTAAATTTCTTAAAAGGACAAACGTTAGATGAATTTTTAAATATGGTTGAACTTGAAGTCGAACAGCGCAATTACCAAAAATATCACCCCTTTGAATTTGACATGGTTGTTATAAATCATATTAAATATATGCCTAAATAAAATATATAGTTTTTTATTTAATTAATTATATAATAAAATAAAAAATTATCTAAATTTAATATATATATAATAAAATGTCCGGTTATGAAGAGTCAGATATTTTTGATGTCGGGGAAAAAATACAAATGAAGTTTTTAAATGAATTGAAAATTGATATGGAAAAATTATTAAAAGACTTTGCATTCAAATCATTCAAATGTAGAGACGAACTATTACACGGAATTATTCATAATAAAAAAGTCCCTATTGATGATGATGCTATTAAGCAAGTTAAAATAACA